AAAAGTCGTCTGTACCAGCACTATCTAAACTACTATCAAATACTTCGTCAAGAATAAGTAAATTAGTGTTAACACTATTTTTCATTCTTGCAATACTTCTCCAAGTGAATAGTAATGATAAGTCAATTCTCATCTTTTCACCCTGAGAGAAATTATCGTATTTGAATACGTCTCTGAATCTAGATTTGATTGTTTCTTCAAAAGATTCGTCAATCTCAAAACCAACATAGAACTCTAGTTGTGCTAGATATTTGTTGATTAGTTTGTTCATAATAGGAACATACTGTTTGATAATCTTTTGTTTTACACCTTGGTCTCTAAGAAGTGTTGAAGCGATATCATAGTAGTGAGAAGTTTCTGTTTGTGTTTCTTTCTTCTGTAAAAGAACTTCGAGTTTATCTTCTGAATCTACAATTTTATCTTCTGCATCTGAACCTGCAGTTGCTTCACCTTTTAGGTCTTCGATTTCTTTTTGCAGTTTAGTAATATACTTTTGATTGGATACTACTTCTGTTTGTAAGAGACTTATTTTTTTCTGTATCTCTTCTATCTTAGATTGAATTTCTCTTATTTCTTCAAGTCTTCTTGAACACTCTCCGATTTGTTTTTCAATTTCTTCGATAGCAGTTGACAACTCCGTCTTCTTAGTCTCCTTCTGTTCAATGTGTTCTTTCTTGTGCGTTTCATCTAAGGACTGCTCGCAGGTGGGACATTCGTCATTGTCTTCGTAGAATTTGATTTCTCTAATTGTTTTCTTACGAGCCGTTTCGAGTTGTCGTTCCAAGTCCATAAGTTCTGTGAGTTTATTTTCTTTAGTATCTTTATCCTCGATAAGTCGTGCTTGCGCCACCACATCTTGCGTCTTTTCATCTATGTTCTCCATGAGTTGATTAATGTTATCTTGGGTTTCCCCTACTGTGGATTCATACTTTAAGATTTTACTCTCTCGGTTTTCACGTAGTACATTAAGTTGCTCATTCAATCCATGAATCCTCTCTTCCATAATATTGATTTCATGACTAGTCTCAGTGATTTCATTTTGATGTGTTGATATCCTTTTCCTTAGTATGTCTTGCATAGTAGAGAATATAGAGATATCCAATAGGTCTTCCACTAAGTTTCTTCTGTCCTTTGCTTTCAACTGCATGAACGGAGTAAAGTTAGCAGAACCTAATATTGCGACCTGTGTAAATGAGCGGAAACTCATTTTCAGAATTTGTTTTTCTAAGTGTTCTTGGTAGTCTCTTACGTTTGCGTCTTGATTAAGCATTACGTCATCAAGATATAATTCAAACTTGTTTGGTTTTGCACCACGGATTACCTTGTATTGTTTTGTACCAATAGAGAATTCAATCTCTACTTCTAGACCTTTCTCGTTGATACTATTGATAAGTAAATCTTTCTTTAGATTACGAAACCCACGTCCATACAATCCAAAACATAAAGCGTCAAGAAGTGTAGACTTACCACTGCCGTTCTCACCTAATATAAGAGTCGTTTGGTGTTTGTCTAATCGTATTTCGGTAAACTTGTTACCACTTGATAATAGATTTTTGTATCTTACTTTTTTAAAATTTATCATAAAAAGTTATGTTCTTCCAATGCTTCATGGTACAGTGACTTCATTATTTTGTCTAGTTCTTTTTTCTTACCTTGTATCTCTAGACCTTCAACGTACTTTGATAAGATAGTCAATGTGTCTTCAACATTTTCTATTTCTTCATCATCAAAGAAGTCCATGTGTTTGTTATCGTCTACAACTGATACGTGTAACGGATTGACACCATGAAGTTTGTCTAGGAATGTATCAAACCAATATGGGTTCTCCTTTTCTATTACGATTACCTTTACAAACTTTCCTCTGTACTTTTCATAATCGTCATTAGCAATCGATTCAAAAGATTCTTCGGTATCATTATAGAATGCCTTTTCAAACATTGTTAGTGGATTATGCACAGGTAACATTTCTCTTGTATCAGTATCAAAGATATGGAAATATTTTTCGTCTCCAAAATCTGACCAAGTGAATTGCATTTGTGAACCTACGTAGCGTATATTCTCTACGTCTGTTTTGTGGTGGAAGTGACCACTGTAAACTTTTTCAAATCTCTTCAAGTAACTTGGGTTTAATCCATGTGAACATACCATTGCAGGATTCATCATGGCACCTTCTATTTCAAAGTGTCCCATACAGATTGGTGCTGGTGCGGATTGAAAGAACTCTATATTGTCTGCATAGTTTTCATTATTAATCCATGGAACAAGTGCAACATCTAAACCGTCATATTCTTTAACTACAGGTTCTTCATGTACAGTGATATTAGGTTGACCGTATAGTAATAAGGCAGGTGAGTTTACTTCGTTAGTGTTCTTATAATAGGTATCATGGTTACCTATTATCAAGTCCATTGTAATACCTCTTTCTATCATAGGTTTTACAAAGTGCTCAATGTTTCTTTGCATGGACGCAAAGTTTATGAATTTTCGTCTATCAAAATAATCACCCATATGAATGATATGTTTGATATCGTGTTGGTCTAGATATGGAAAGAATATCTCTTTATAGAAACGTCCCTGATAATCAGACATTTCAACCATATCGTTCCTGACACCGCAATGTGTGTCATTCAAAATAGCTATTTTCATTAAGTGTTGTTTTTGCTCAAGTCTTGGTCAAGATTTGCTTTTGCTTTACCTGACTTCTTTTTACTTTTACGTGGTTCATATTCCACGTGGTTCATGTGTTCCTGCATCCATTCTACGTTTGTATTTACAAATGTAGGGTCATGAGAACCGTCAATAGTAGTATAAGCGTCCATTGTAATACCCGCTTCTTCTATCTGTTTTTGCTTGATAAAGACTTGTTTCTTTTCTTTTTGAATACGTCTTAGGAATGCATAGTAACAAATTTGTGTAACGTATGCGAATGCATTGTTAGATTTTTCAACGTTGAAGTTGTTTATATACTGTAGACAGTTTTCTATAGCGTCACAAATCATTTCATCTCTATAGGTATAGTTAATGAAATTTGGACGTGTGGACAAACGGGTTGCAATCTTGTAAATACACTCACCAATATATTCTGTCATACGTGGTGGTTGTTTACCTTTTTCTTCTGCAAGTTTAACGGACGCATTGTACTCCGCAACGGCAGCTGTAAACTCTTTGTTATTTACGTAATGTTCCGCTTGTTTCTTATCAGTGGTTTTTTTAGTCATGTATCTATTATATGTTAATACTTACTAATATGTAAGAGGGTTTTTAGTATTTATCCAACTGAAAGTTGTATCAGATAAAAGGATAACAACATCATACCCATTGCAGAAAACTGTATCACTGACGCAATTGCAACAAACAATAAAGCTCTATCCGCCCACCATTTACCTTCCGTCTCTTGCCATTTAGCAATCTGTTCAGGTGTAGCGTCTCTAGGTTGGAATTGGAACTTTAACTGTTCAGGAATTATATCGGAATCGGAGTCCTCTACTTCTATTGGTCTTTTCCAAGAATCTAAGATTTTTCGTTTACTCATAATAATTTAATGTAAAAAGTATCTAGACAGAATCATTTCTATCTGATATCCTAACTATGTCGCCCCGACAAGCTAGCTTATATAATGATTACAATCTATACTGTAGTATCGTAAGATACATTATTATAAAAGGTATCGCTATTGGAAGAGTCATTAGTGTGACCATTTGCACTGCATCGCAGAATCGGCAATAAATGCCATTTTCTCTTAGTCCGTCAACCTTTCGCACCATGCTCTTCATTGCGTATGCAATTGTGGTCATGGTTTCTCCATATAAACAGGGTTAATGAAACAATATAACTGAATGTTATATCAATCCGTTTTATTTATAACTGTAAAATTCCTAAGACATAATTCTCAGCAGCTGACTCTGCATATGATTCAGAATGATTCTTATACACGATATCCTTCTTCCACATATGGTCTTCGTAATACCTGCAACCATACCCTTGGTCAGTTACATATACCTCTGCCTTTTTCAACTTATCGTCACTCCAATACTGGTGTAACAAATGGTCGAACTGTTTCATACCTTGTTCGTCTTCTTGTAACATATTTAAATACCAAATTGCCATTAGTGAAGAATCTTTTTGCCTTTAGTAATCAGATGTTGTTCATACTCTGTTTCTAAATCAAAATCTTCATCTTCCAATATTTCCAATCTCCTGAGTTCTTCGGGTGTGATTGGGCCTCCAGTTGCGTCCATGATACTCTGCATTGCTCTATCCACATATGCTTTTATATCGTCTTGATATTCTTTTCCTGACTTAACTGGTATGGTTCCGTTCTCAACCATTTCTAACCACCTAGCAGATGCATTGTCATAGTATTTAACGAATTGCTCGTTAAGTTTATTCCTATGTACAATGTGATTGTCGGGAATGAATAAAGTCGGTTCTGCACTGAGAGGTGCATAAGGAATAAACGTTGATAGGGTATCATTAGTTTGAGTCAATTGTAATTGACATATCATAGGAAGTGTAATGTGTATACCTTCCTGTGAATCTCTTACCATTCCGACTATATCTAAACCAGTCTTGAGTTTGATTACCTCATACTTGTTTGGTGCTAAAGATGTTACGTTATCCATATCTATATTTAGTTGGTTCATAATTTAAATTGTTTAATGTTATAAGGAAATTGTTCCTCGTTGTAAATATTTATACGGTCTTTTAAGTGACGTAATGTGTAGTTGTCTCCCCACAAATCGTCTGCGATATCAAATAGTCTTAGATTTTCTTTACCATTACCCTTTCTCAATCCACGTCCAATGGATTGTAAGTTACGTATTCTAGATTTAGAAGGCGAAGCAAAAATTATGTTATCTATCTTCTTTATATTAACACCAGTGCTGAAGGTGCCATATGACGCAAGAATACAGGCGTCATCTTGTTTCTCTACCAATCCTCTAATCTCTTCTCTATCTTTTGTATCAGTTCCACCATAAACATAATGAAGATTATCTATTCTTTCTTTCATTAATGTGTATAAAACAAATCCATGTTTTTCTACATACTGAAACAAACAAAGTGTGTTCCCTTTTAGTGAGTAAACAAGATTACATATGAAATCATTTCTCTTTTGATTCCCTACTAAGTAATCCATTTCGTCCTGATACTTTAACTTAGCAGTTTTCTCATGTTCCAATATGATAACGTCAATGTCTATACTTGCAATTGTACCTTCCTCAATAAGGTCGAAAGTTGATATAACCTTAGTCGCTGGCCCAAAGAGTCCTTCTAACTGTAGCCTGTGGACTTCTGTACCGTCTAACGTACCTGTAGTACCAAAACGTACTGCGGTACTTCTCATTTTTTCGAGGATTCCTTTGAGGACGTTTGCTTTGAAGAGGTGGGCTTCGTCTCCGACAACAACTTCAAACTTCGCAAGAACGTCAGTAGGTGCTTTAGATAAAGACTGCCAAGTTGTAATCGTAATGTCTGAATCGAATACAGGTTGCCCGCTGTATATTTTGCAAATTTCTTTATCATATCCATACTCCTGAAAATCTTTTGTCATTTGTTCTACCAAAGAAGTAGTAGGTACAATGACAATTGTTTTTTTATTATAATAACGTGCAAGTAAATAAATGATTAATGACTTACCACTCGCAGTCGGTGATACTAGTAACTTTCTTCCGTATTCGATACTCTTTAGAAATGCTTCCTTTTGATAATCTCTAGGTTCAAACGGTAGGTTTAATTGGTCTATAAACTTATTGTATTCGTCTTCGGTAATTTCATTCTTAGTAATAACGTCTTCTTCTACCGAATACTTGTATTGTCTTTCTTCACAGAACTCAGCAATGTATGGAAGTAATCCAATATAGATTTTGTGTGTCTTGATACTGAACAGATATACTTTACCGTCCCAACGTCTATTTTTATAGGAAGGCATAAATTTTGCGTTAGGTACTTTAAATGAAAAGTAATCGTGCAAGTCTTTAGCGATTGAGTCGTCACACGAAATCTTCATAAAGACTTCATTAACTTTAGAAATTTTTAAGTCCATGCTGGGCCGTTGTACCAACCTACTATTGATACTCTAGTTCCTCTCGTTACTGGTGTGACTTGGTGATATAACCAACTTGGAAATAAACATATTGAACCAATTGCTTGTGCACTGAATGGTAAAGTTCTTACTGCTTTATCGATATCAAGTTTTTTATCACCAAACTTAATTTTATCAAACTGTGGATTTGGTTCTAACCATTGAAACTTACCACCTTCATAATCTAAAGGGTCAGATAATTGTATAGTCATACTAATCTTTCTGTGTTCTGGCATTCCTTCCATACTCATGATTGACTCACCACCATGGTCTGTATGCCATGTATAGAAATCACCTGTAGGTAAATCAGGTTCGTAGTCGTAGATTGTGTATTGAAAGTTTTCTATCCAAGATAAATTGAAGTTCCAACCACACTCGTCCATTCCTTGGGCAACAATCTCATTAATCTTTTCCATGATATTGTCAGGCATTCTATACCTTGGGTCTTGACCAAGAAACCATTTTACCTTTGATTGTCTTATTTCAGCTGCCACGGACATGTCTACTGAGTCAGGTGCCCTATCAGGGTCATTCATTTGTCCGTTTCCTGTACGTCCTAAATCTAATGGAATTCCTTTGGCATGTTGATGTATTTGTGCAACTTCTTCTCTAGTAAAGAATTCAGGTGCTGTAAACATATAATTATTGAGTATCATTGTCCCGCCATAAACTTTCGCCAGTCGATTGTATTCTTAATCGTTTGGTGTCTCCAAGTGATATTTTGCATACACTCTTTCAAGAAGTTGATAACGATTTTTTGATACTCCACTTTACCATTCATTCTTTGTAAGTCTTGGTCAGCGTTATACCATATCTGCATATCATTCTTCATGACTTTGAGACCGTCAAAGGGGTCGTCTTCCCAACCAAGTTCTTTTATTTGTTCCTCAGACATCTTTCCGTTATACCATAACCACTTATTTTTAAGCAGGATATTGTATTGGAATTCTAAGTTCTTGAGAACCAATATATTATCGGTCAAGAATTCTTGATATTTTGCGTGTAGTTTGGGGACTTCTAGAGACGATTTATCTAGTTCGATATCGTCAACTTCACAATCCTTAGCCCACTCTTTGCGTAGCTCTTCTAAGTTCATACTATAATTATATCACGAAAATGTGTTTTTAACTAGTGGTTCCTATCTCATAATAAGTAAATCTAAAGTCTACTGTACATATTACAGCTTCACCACTCTCTCCTGATGCAAGTTCCAATCCACTTAGTGACGTTGGAAATGCGTCATAAAATTTAAAGAATCTGTTTGGTATATTCTTATTTGTATTTAGTACGAGTGTAATCATGCTATATTGACTTAGGTCATTACCTGCACTTGAAAACTGGTTTGTTGCTGTTGCAGTTGTACCAACAAGTGTTTTGTACTTAGACGGGTCTTGTATAGGTACAATAGAATCCATCCAATCATATACTTCTTTGAAGTTCTGTAAATCTTCGTCTACCAAAAACGATACAGATAACTTTTCAAATTCAACTTTATCGCCTGGAAAATATGCGTCCAGTCCTATACCTGCTGGTACAGCAGTCTCACTGAATGATATGCCAGGAATATTTGCAGTACGCACGAAGTATTCCACCGTTGGAACTTTATCGATGAGAAGTCTAAAGTTGTTCTTTTGAAGTATAGATTTGTTAATCGTAGTCATATACCTATTTAGGTAATTTCTAAGACTGTTCTGATTCTAACTTTAACTCACTGAGTCCTGCTAGTTTGATAACCTTGGGTAGTCTACCGCACTTCATAAATTTATGAAATCTTTTGTTTATTTGTTTTATATACGCCATATAGTATATAGACACGAAAGTGTCACACAACTGTCACAATTGAGACACAAAAAAGAAAAACCCCACCGAAGTGGGGTTTTAGATACTACCGTCCTGCACGAATGATTTGTATCACTTTTATTTAGAACAAAAAAAACCCCAGCGAACTGGGGTCTTTAATTTCGGTTGAGTAACTATTCTTTATAGAATGTTAGATACTGCGAACTTTCTGTAGTATTGGTTTGTACCAGCAGAAGCTAGACCATTAGCAGGTGTAGAACCTACGAATGGGTTAGATACCATTCCGTATCTAGTTTTGAAACCAATTTTTGGTTGGAAAGTATTCTCACCAACGGCACGAACCATTTGTAATGGAACGTATGGGCAATAGAAAAGTCCAGCGTCATAAGGGTTAGACCCTCTGTAACCGACAGTCAAGTAATCAACACCAGCATATGGGTCGATATAAACTTTAACTCTACCGTTTAGAACACCAGCAAAAGTATTACCAGTATCGTCAACGTTAATGTCAGTGTTAAGCGCAGGAGTATAATCTAATACACCAGCCATTGATAAAGCAGATGCAACGTCAGAAGAACAAAGGATAAAGTTACCTTTACCACGTCTTGTTTCTTTTGCGATTACATTTGATTCTCTTTCTATTTGGAATAATAGACCTTTGAATTTCTCAACTGACCAACGTCCGTTAGCATCAACATCTAAGTTGAATGTTCCACTAGAAGCAGTTGCAGATGCACCTACTTTAGCTTGTATGTTAACGTTTCTTACTACTTCTCTGTTGATTTCCGCAAGGATTTCAGATGATAGTATGTTAGCGAGTTCAGATTCAGCGTCTAGACCGTGAATTGCTTTAAGGTCTTGTGCCAATTCTAAAGTATATTCCGCTTTAAGTGCTCTTGATTTAGCAGTTACTGTAGCTTTCTCAATTGTGAAAGCCATTTGAGCGAATCCGTTGGAAGCTTCGACATCACCTAATGCTTCTGCAGTTGCAGTAGACATACCTGAACCAGTTGTGTCTTCATAAGAAGGCGAACTAGTGTCAAATGGGTCACTGATTGCAGCTGTTAATGCACCAGCTGAAGTTGTCTGAGCAGCAGCCGAATAAGGAGTATGAGGTTCGTCAAGCCCTAAAGCTTCAGTTTTACCTTCACGTCCTTGAGTCGGATAGTCGTTATACCTTGCTTTCATAGCAAAGATAAGTCCTGTTGGCCCAGTCATTGGTTGAACACCACAAATGTCGTAAGCAACCAAGTTAGGCATAGCTCGTCTTACTAGACTAATTAGGATTGGATCCCAGTTAGATACAGCAGAACTGCCAGTAGCATTTAAAGGTGCAGCTTCGTCAAGAGAAACTCTATCTTCGTTAAGAGCTTTTTCTTGGTTTTCTAGGATTACTGCGGTAACAGCCTTCTTGTAAGAGTCTTCGATTTTTGGCAAATCAGAATGCTCTAGGATAGGTTGCCACTTTTCCTGTAAGTTTTC